GGACCTAAGTTAGAACCCGTATCAAAAGGACCCCAATTAGTTGAACCATCATTGTTGTCGCCAAAGAAGCCAGCGTTAGCAGTTAGTGCAGTTGTTAATAAAAGTGTTGCGATTGTAATTGATTTTGTGTTTTTCATGTTATTCTCCTCAGAATATTATTTTATAAGTTAGTCGATTGATTTGAGAGGTCGATCCTTTCCTCTATAATCATATTAATATATTATAATATGATAATATAGTTATTGTTACAGTATTATATATAGAAGTTACTAGGGCAACTTCAATTTATTTAGTTATTTTTTTGGGGTATTAAGAATCTAGATTTCTTTTAGCTGCTTCTACCTGACCAGAAACTTTTCCGATATAGTATGTAATCATTAAAACGAATGCTGTGAATCCTGCTTGAATCACTATTGGCCAGTTTATACTCATAATTATTTTTTCCTTTCTTTTATTAATATCTGAATGAAGTAATACATCATTACCCCAATATATATGACAGCAGCAGTGTGTACGATTTTACTTAGAATCTCCATTATGAAGCTCGGCTTTTAATGATCCCATTCAAGATAGCAAACTTATGTGCTACATATAAAGGGTCCTTTCCATTTCTAATACTTTCTTTCATCTTTGCTGTTATTTTATTTCTCATCTTATAATTAATTTTCATTTCACTTCCTCAAGTTTTCATTATATATTATATATTATAAGGGCAACCATTTGCCCTTATATCTTCCCTTCCATTCACCGGTCTTCAAATCTAAATTAATAATCATATGAACTGCCAATGCAGATCCTACCATAAACATGCCAAGTAATAAGTATATCATATTTCATTCTCCTGTGATTATATTATAAATTTCTTTCCAGTTTTGAGCACGAACGTGTTTAGTATTAACGTTGTGATCATGGGCCATTACGATTGAATTCAATCCTAACTTCTTTCCGATATCTGCATTTTGCAATTTATCTTCCACCCAATAACAACCGGAGTCTTTCCATTTCTCCAGTACTTTATCTTTATCAGCTCCGGCATCTAGAATAGTAATTCCATGGAAGATGCCTTTGCCAAATAATGTTTCGAGATTATACTTACGAAATTCTCGAGCTGATTTATCACTTGTCTGAGATGTAATTACATGTAACTTGTAACCGTGATCTGAGTGTAGTTTCCGAACGTATTTAACTGCATCACGTAGAGGACCAATATTGGTCATGTGTATTGAAGAGTTATATGCCCCGACATATCGGCGGCCTTCCGTCGAACTCATTCCCATAGCCTTGCCTACATTATAGACAGACTTCAATACTTTCTCGATGCCATGTTCCTCCTTCATCCAGTTGTAAAAGTATGGTTCCCAGTCTAAGAGAACTCCGTCGCAGTCGACTAAAATTATATTTTGTTTCATAAAAAGTTATAGATTCCTATTAAATTAATTATTCCATAAACAGCATTCATAATAAGTAATTGCTGGTTATTTGTACTGATGGCAAAATGCCCCCAGATTATTACTGATAGAAGAAATAGCGAATAAGCTAATAACATCATATCAATGTTAAGGGCAATAAGTAATGCCCCTGATATACCAAATATAGTGCCGATTGAAGTTAACAATGTAGATCCTTTTTTTATTTTGTATATGCATATTATATCATAAAGTCAGGCATTTGTAAAGGGTAATCTGACATTTATTTTTCTTTTATTTTGTACTCGATACAGTTAACTGTTAATTCAATGGTTGGCCAGATAGGACACCCCCCTTTAAAAGCATTAGCACATGATTCACAAAGATCTTTTTTCACATCAACAAACTTTAACATAAACATTTTTCATTCTCCTATTCATAACGATATCTCAGTAAAGGTATTACACATCTCAATAAGTGTATCACGTTCTTTGGAACCAATTTCATGGTCCAGTACAGCACTTTCTAATGCATCCACTAAAGCATTATACTCTGTTATTCTATCAATCTTAATTAAGATTGGTGAAAAAAACTCTCTAGTTACTTCCATCGGTCCACCTATTTTCATACTTGCTCCTTATATTCTCCAATAGTTTTGATTAACTCTTTATCCCAATTATCTCTATGTTCAATGAAGACTTGTGGGTCATCATTATCAACTGAGATAATTGTTACTAGTTGGGTAATTGGTATACCAGTTCTTTCTTCCCATGCAATTGCATAGAATGTTTCTTGCATAAAATAACTAGTAACCCATTCGTATTTCTTTTTCCTTTTTGATGTTTTATAATCGATGATACTTAGTACACCGTCGAATTCTCCTACACAGTCTACCCTACCAGCTACCCCTAGGTGATCTGAATACAATGGGAGTTCTTGTCCGTATACTGTTCCTAGACGGTCGTCTAGTATATCCTTGATAGGAATAAAGTCGCCGATGATATTCGGCATCATACCTCTACTATAATTTTCCTCGTTGTTAACATACCTCTCACATACCTCATGAACTGCTGTGCCTCTAGTCGACGCACGGTATGATATCTTATTAGCTTCTTCTTCCCCAACTCTTTTTCTCCATGCATCTATTGATTTTTTAGATCTGATAGACAGGACTGTTGTTATTGAAGGGTATTCATTATTCTCTGGGGTGGTATACTTACGGCCAGAGGGCTTTGTTATACATCCTAAATCTGCATAACCTAAGTTTATTTTTTTATGTTTAAACATATGACTATTATACCATAGTTTCAGTCAAAAGTAAAGGGTTATTTTGAAGTCATATCCCAATTAGGATTTAATAATGGTTTTCCTAAATATTTCTCAGATTCTTTTATCAGATCCATATTTTTTTTATGCCATGACATAACTCTTTCACGGAATTCATTTCGATCTACCTTATATAAATCTGAGACTGCATATGTATACAATGCTTCATGCAAGCAAATATAACTATTAGCTTCTTGCAATTTCCTGTAATGACCTGTGTCAACTGCATTATGTAATTCTAATGCTTCCTCACCTCTAATGGTTTTATTCCAGAAGTGATCTAAGGTATTAAATTCAATTGGATCAACAGACAAAACTGAGTTAAGCATTTCTTCATGACTATATTTACTTCTATCACCAAATCTAAACATTTTATCAGGGCTCGTCATTCCAATAATACTATGAGCATTAATATCTACTCCTGAATCTTTTAATTTTTTAAGTCTTGCAAAGAACGTCTCATCATCAATCATTGGAGAAAAGAATTTCTTTAATATATTAAACTGTTTTTCTATTCCCTTGATATCAACATGCTTATACTTATATGCAAATATTTTTATATTGGTTAGCTGTCTAATATATACTCTCCATTTAGTAGACTTGCCCCAAATATTTATTTTCCTAGAATGATTAAATAGATTTTCTCCTCCCATGAATAGTCCGTGGGTTCTGAATAGAAGTCGGGGATATTCTTTTAAGGCGAATTCTAGTTGGATCCCTAGTCTTGATATATGTTCTTGACTATATTTTTTTACTATCCATCTATCAATCTCTTCCCATGTATTAAAGGCTGCATTGTTTGCCATTGTATACATACCCAATTGTAATATTAAGTTTTCCAAAATAGTATCTGGGAATGCCCATCGGTTAGTATCATTCCATCTTTTAAGTCCATCGTCTTTTAAGTCCTGGTACTCGTTGCTCATCTCACAGATTATAGTAGCCATATATTCGCCAGCAGCCCCAGCTTCATTCGATATTATATCTATCCTATCCTTATTCTCCCTAAGGAGATTGACTACTTTACTCTCCATACCTGTCTACACTCCTCGTCTATAAAATGAACACCAATCTCTTCTTGTAAATCCTGAATCAATTCAATATTTTTATTATGCCACTTAAGTATAGCCTCTGTATAAGCATCCGGGTCAATGTTAAATATAGTAGCTGCTGCATCGCCAAATAAAAATTCATTTAATCCTATAAACTTTCTATGGGCTTCCCCTCTAACTGATGCTACTATCGGTTTACATCTCTCCCATTTTTTAATACTTTCTGATCTAAATTGTAATTCTTGGGTAACCTTTCCAACCGGGGTTCTATTCCATAAATAATCCTTACTATTAAATGTAACTGGATTTACCGATAGCACTTTCTTTAATGATCTATCATAGCTCATTTTATAGCCTAAGGCTAATGGATCTATTAAACCTATAATACTATGACTGTAGATTACAGAACACCCCTCTAATAGACAATCAACTCTTTCTTTATAATCCAACTTTGGGATAATATTATCTTCCCCATAAACTCTCTTAGCTAAACCCCAGCTAGGCCAAACAAAGTTATTTAATAAAATAGTGCTTTCCTTTGTCTTTGGTACTACTTCAAACGGAACCAAATTTATTTTAATCATGACCAACAACTTAATATACTTATACCATATATGTGATTCTGGTATTATTGTAATATTTCTTATTAAAGTCAGTGGGAAAATATTTGCAAATCCAATAAAATGACCATGACTTCTAATTAGCATTCTTTTATGTAAATCAAAATGGGTCGTGACATCCCTAATGAGATCATTCTGTTGATCTTCATTATACATCTCTAAAAATAAATCGGACAGTTTTTCTACAGTATCAAATTGAATTCCAGAATTATATAGCCAATTGTGTTTAGCTTTCTTAGATACTGATAGAAAGAATCCTTTGAACGGATCATATTTCCCGGAGGTATATCTCCACCTATTGACAGTAATACTATTACTATCTTGGAATTGTCCTTCCATTGCTACTGATGGATAATCGTCAGATAGGTTTGATATAACACACATCAGGTATTCGCCGCCGCACCCGCCCATGTAATGGACAAAATCCATTCTATCTCTGAAGGTGTATATTAGGCCTTCGAACTTTTGTTTATTTGTTAGCATCTTTAAATTTGCTTTCACAAATTAAGAAGTCTTTTACTAATCCTGATCTGACAATATCTTCTACACCAAAGTTAACTACTTCAAAATGATTTGGCATCATGTCCATAATCATTAAGAAATCTTTAAGGCCATTCTTCTCTTTATCTTGTTTGAAATCAGATTGATGGAAGTCGCCTGAGAATATGATCTTACAGTGTTTGCCAACCCTAGTAATAATAGAACATAGTTCATGGTAGTTTAGGTTCTGCATTTCATCAACTACTATAATAGCATTGTTATATGTTATACCGCGTATGAATGAAGTGCTCTCGAAGTGTAATAAATTATTAGACATTAAGTTATCCCATGCGGTTAAGCAATTAAATAACTCCTGGAATATCGATCGATATGGTCCAGTATAAGCATCTTTCTTTTCTTGCTCATCACCGGGCAAGAATCCGATATCCCTTGTTGGTACAATTGATCTAACGATAATCATATCTAAGTACGGAGTAGATTTGTCAAGTACAGCTTCTAATCCCAATGATAAAGCCAAGTATGTTTTTCCTGTTCCGGCGAATCCTGATAGTATCAAATTTTTATGATCAAATGATTCTATAGCTCGTCGCTGATTTGAATTTCTCGGCTCAAGGTTTGGCAAATCTTCTAGTCTTACTTTCTTTTGTTTTCTATTCAAGTTTTGATTGACTCCCACCAGTTTTGTGAATCCCCTTCATTCTTCGCTTAAAGCCCTCATCTGTCTTAGACCATACATCGCCTACAGAAGATATTAATGTCGGGGTTGTTTTAAAATAAGCTCTACAGTTGTTTTCTTTCATGTAGGCTTCCTTGTCATCATACGGCATTGTTGCAGTCCAGATTTTACCTGTCTCGGTATTTAAAAAATCGTATGTTGGCATTAGTTAAATATCCTACGACCCCAGATCTCTTCTGCTAACCTAAGGGTAAGGCCATTGACTTTAAGTTTCTTGTCCTTGGCCTTCATTAATATATTAGCATCTCTGGGATCCATTGATTCTAGGATAGAAATAAATTTATAGTCTGCCCGCTCTTGAGGCATTGCACCTTTCCTGACTAATGGAACAAGGTTTCTAGTTTCGTTTTTAAGAGTTGTGTACCAGCATCCAGAATGAGGAGCAGGTGTCCATTCTAAATCATCAGATACATAGATTATAAGATCGGGATCAAAATTAATTCTCATCACACTTCTTAAAGCTACTGTGTCATTATCCATTAAGACCTTAGCTTTACCGGCCCTTGACTTTTGTTTATCTACTGCGGCTAAGACTTCCCATATTTCCATTAGAATTCCCCCGCACATTCAATTAACATTTTCATATCGTTCTCTATCAAATAAGTTAATACATTTCCTTTATTAGGGTATTTATAATTTTCAAATTGTCTAATCGATTCTTCTTTTAAATCTTCCGGTGTTCTGTCTAGATGTATCATGGTTGTATTCCTAACAAAGTTTTTGAATATAGTATTATCTAGGCCCATTTTATCTTGGTGCATATTCTCTTTTATCTCAGCCATTCTCTTCTTCGTCATAGGCTTTTGTCTAATACTATCAGTGAATGAATTATCAGGTGAAAGAATATTTGGCACTCCATCTCCGGAGTCGCCCTTAAGAATGTGTTCAAAGATATATTGAGTTGGATCGTCTTCCTTAACCCACTTGTTAAATAGAGGGGACCATTGAATAACATCTCCGTGTCTATGCAACTGGATAAAATCTTTATCTGCTGATACGATAGCAACCTTCTCCCCTAGCAATGGTCTAGTTCCAAATACAGTCAGTGCCCCTATGATATCATCTGCCTCAGCACGATTAACTTCAATCACTGGATATGGAAAGTTGTTCCGGATATCTTCTTTGGTGATATCAATTAGTCTAAATATTTCTGTCCAATCAAATTTATCAGTATCTCTAGTCTTCTTTCTTCTAGCTTTATATTCTGGATATACTTCCTTTCTCCAGTTGTTATATGAGTCACAACAAATAACTAATCTCCCGTATTCTTCTTTGGGAAACTTATTTCTATAGATCCTAATATTATTTAGAATAACATGTTTAATAAGGCCATCAGATAAAGTAACTCCCCTGCCTAACTGTCCCATTACAGAACCAATACCTATACCATTAAAATCAATCAATACCATCATCTATCTCCACGTCTTGCAATCCTCGATATCCTAGCTTGATAGCGATTATGCCATTATAATTATCTTCACGTAAGAGGACCTGTTCCTTGAATTGGAAATGGGCCTCCATGTAATTTGTTTCACCCCTTGACTTACACAAGTGTATGATTTCTCTTTTAAAGTTTTCCTTGCCTAGTAACTCAATATCTTTTTTTAATCTGTCGGAAGAACCCCAGTAGTCTTGCCAATCGGTTTCTACTATTCTGATTCTTTTATTCTTCCTTCCCTTGAGTGGCTTTAATTTCCGCTTAGCTTTAAAGTATTTTCTACCCACGTAATCATGTCCATTCCGTAAGTTAGTAATACGATATACAAAACCATAATACTCACCCACCATTTCGGAAATAAATTCCTCTCCCTCATAAGTCCATTTCACCCGTATCCTTCGCCATCTTCATTGTCTCTCCAGTCATCACATTCACATCCACAGAATGGACAGTATGATATATCCACACCCACCTCTTCCACTGTCACAAATTCTTTATCATTATCGACTAGTACCTTGTACTCTTCTCCGCAATTTCTACAAACCATCTACACCCATGTCCTGGACAGATAAATAATATTCAAGGTCATCACAACCGCCTATATGTTTATTACCCAAAAAGACTTGAGGGTATGTTCTGGCCT